GTTTCAGAATATGTTGGTCACGAATTAGATTTACCACCAGGATCTGCGTTTGCAGCAGGTTTTGCAAAAGAAACTTTTGATTATATAAAGTATGGTAAGTTTGATGCGTTAGATTTAGCAGCAACTACTTTAGGTGGAATAGTTGTAAATTATATTATAAAAAAAATAAAAAAGAAAAAATAAAATTATGTGGAAATTAACTAAAGAATACTGGAAAGATATGTGGGTTTTACTTTGGAGTAAAACTACTGTTGATGATATTATAATAGCTAAAGCTTTAAAAATACAAGCAAAAGCTAAAGCTGTTAAAAAAGCATTAAAAAAATAATGGATAAAATAAGTAAACACGTTAGCTATAAAGAAGCTACATACAGCCAAACAGCTAATAGGTTGGGTTTAGAAAACAACCCTACTGAAGAGCATTTAGCAAGTATGAAGCTAGTTGCAGAAAAAGTATTTGAACCTCTTAGAATGCACGTGGGTGGTCCTATAAAGATAAATTCGTTTTATCGTGGACCTCAACTTAATAAAGCTATTGGTGGAAGTATAGCCTCACAACATTGCAAGGGCCAAGCTATCGATATAGACGATACATATGGACATGCAAGTAATAAAGCTATGTACGATTGGATTAAAGCTAACTTAGATTATGATCAGATGATATGGGAATTTGGTACAGATCAAAACCCAGACTGGGTACATGTAAGTTATGTATCACCTGAAGAAAATAGAAATAGGTGTTTGTTAGCTTATAGAAAAGAAGGTTCAAGAAAAACATTTTACAAACTAATATAATGAAACTATGGAAAATTGCCCTTTTTGCGGTAGCTGTACTTGTAACTAGTTGTTCAGTACAACCAAAACCTAAATTACAAATAACACATGTCTTAGCTATTACTCAAACAGGTGATACCTTACAAATACCTATTGATGCTATAAGACCTGTAAATTACAGAATTATAAATTACGGTTATGATTATAATTGGTATAGACCTTATTATCATCACAACCCATACCCTGTTTATACACCTAGCAATGGTGGTAAACCTATAAACAACAATAACAATAATAGTAATAACAATAATAAACCTATACAGGTAAATGCTCCTAGACCAACACCTAATGTTAGTCCGCCAGCTATACCTGTTAATCCTAGAAAAAATGATTAATCCTATACACTCTGGCGCACCTTTAAAAAAAATAAGCTCTGCTTGTAAAGCTGCAGCAAAAAGAAAATTCAAGGTTTGGCCTAGTGCTTATGCTTCCGGTTGGGGAGTAAGATGTACAAAGGCTGGTGGACCTGCTAACTTTGGTGGTGGTAAGAAAAAATCACCAGCAAAAAAAGGTTGTTATAAAAAATGAGTTTCGAGTTACCATCACCTTTATTTAAAAAGAAAAAAGGTAGATGTTGGCCTGGATATTCTCCTGTGCCTGGTAAAAAAGCATTTACGTCTGGTAGCTGTAAGAAAAACTCACCTGCTAAAAAGAAAAAACAAAAAGGTGGTGGTACAACTAAAACCTGTTTACCTATAGCTAAAATAAGAAGTTTAAGTCCAGAAGCTAGAAAAAAATTAGTTAACGCTAAAAAATCAGCTGGATCTAAAGGTAAGTATAGAAGATCATCAAAAACTAACGTAAAGGGCGCTCGTAAAAAAGGAGCTACACTCAGAGACTGGTTTAAAAAAGAAGACTGGAGAAGAGTTGATGACCCTAGTAAAAAATGTGGAGAATAAATTATGAGCTGGTTAAAAAGACATTTACAAAATAGAGAAGCTGGTTGCCCTACTTGTGGAGAATCAAAAGGTAGTTGTGACTCATGCTCTCCTTTACAGAAAAGAAAAAAGAAACCTGATGTAAGAAAAACTACTAAAGGTAAAGGTAGAAACTTTAGAACAACTAAAGAAGGAGCTGGTATGACAGCCAAAGGCGTTAAAGAATATAGACGTAAAAATCCTGGTAGTAAATTAAAAACAGCAGTAACAGGTAAAGTTAAACCCGGTAGTAAAGCCGCTAAACGTAGAAAATCATTTTGTGCAAGATCAAAAGGTTGGACAGGTGAAAGAGGTAAAGCTGCTAGAAGAAGATGGAAATGTTAAAAACATGAAGTTTTTTGATTTTAATAACAATGGTAAGTATGATTGGTGGGAGTATATTCTGCCAATTTTTTTATTGTTATGTATAGAGGTTATTGCTGAGATCGTGGCAAAATTTTTGATACCTTAGAATATCTAGGTTTAGTCTTAATAAGCTTTTCACCTTTCATCCAACCGTCATATTTTAAAGATTTACTTTTTAAATCACTAAGAACCATCCAATTTACATCACCTCTTCTTTCTAAAAAAGAAACATACTGTTGCTCTAGATCTTTATCATGAGCTGACTTCGCCATTACATAACATGGTAAATGCCAACTATGAGGATCTGTAGCACTTAACCTACCTCTTTTATCTCTTAAACCAGGAGTACTAACTGTTTTAGCAAAAAAATCAAAGCCTATTAAATCAATACTTTTATAAGTTTTAACTTCATTAACAAACCACATTAAAGTAATAAAACCTGCACTAGGTCTATCGTGATTAGGATTATAAAGATCTTTATCAAACATCTTCATTATATCAACAAGCTGTTGATCTGTATACATCTCTGTGTATTTAGGAAAGTCTTTGGGTAATCTATCTTCTAATATCCAGTCTTTTAATCTAAAATTACCTCTACATCTATTTAAAATAACTTTAGTATTTTTAAAATCTTTATCCCAAACATCTTTAACATTATTATAGCATGGTGCTCTAAACTGCCCTGTAACCCATATATCACATCTATGGCCTAAAGATTCTTTTTGTTCTTTTGTAGCTTGTAAAGCTCTACCGAACTTAACAACAATATCGTAGGCATCTATAGTATCTGCAAGCTTATGCTTCATGATCTCTACAGAATTACCTACGAATATTATTTTTTTATTTCTTACAAAGTCTCGTATATCTTCCACCATTCCTCAGACATTTCACAATTTTTATATTCATCAAACCATGGTCCACCCATAGTGTAATGTAAAGCTCTTGAGTTTTCTTTTGTACATTTATCTACACCTACTAGCATATTATATCTTTTAGGTAGTTCTGCAATATTTTTTTCGTTTAAAAAATGAAACTCATGTAGTTGAGCTGGTGTTGCTTTATCAAGATATTCTTTTGTTAACATTTTTAATTTAGAACAGTTAAACAACATTAAGCTAGACCAGTTTTTCTTTGGATAACTTTTGTTTTTTACACCGTCCATTTTATTTTCTTTTGCCTCGTATTCTTCATGTTTTACTACAGCCATAGGTTTATCACCTAAGTATCTAGTTATTTCTCTAGGATCTACTCTCCATAAAAAATCATTATCACAAAACATAGCATATCCGTTATAATGCATTAATAAAGGTACATAAAACCTAGTAAAAGAAAACTCTGTTGATTCACCTTCTACATCTTCTCTACCATAAACACCGTTTGCTTTTAATAATGCTTTATCTAATTGTACAACGCTAGCTCCTGGATAATATTTTAATATAGACTGTCTACATACTCTACTAGCAATAGGATGTCTAGAGTCATGGCCTATAAATATTCTAAGTCCTTTTGGTTTTTTTCTCATTTTATACTTTTTTACCTGATGTTCTTCTATTTATATCATCGTGATTAAACTCAGCCCAGTATAACTCAAAAGCTACACCGTCTTCTAATCCTTCGAATTGATGGAACTTACCTGGTTTAACCATAGTAAAATCACCTGCTTCTAATATTGTTTCATCAACAAGACCTTGATCATCTTGCCAAACTCTTACAAGCATTTTACCAGATTCTACAAAAAATCCGTTCCATTTAAATCTATGCTCATGTTCTGAGCATTTAAATCCTTTATTAAATTCTATTCTATGAAATTCTAATACACCGTTTTTGTGTATCATTTCGGTTTTACCCCATACTTTTCCTGCTTTCATTTCTTTTGATTATGTTTAAAGTAAGGTTTTTTCCAAGTGCCAGAGTGCATTGGGAACCTTCTATTTATAATTACACGTTTTTCAGGTTTTCCTAATACGCTGTCCATTTTTATCCAACCTGCTCTTTTGTTTTGTCTATTACTAGTTATTTTAAACTGGTCTAAACTTTGTTTATCTTTGTTTGTAAAATGAACACTACATAATATCCTAGGACCTACTGTTTCTACTTTGTGAAACTGATATTGCGGTATGTATAGCAAATCACCTTCATCTAATATAAACTCTTCTAATATTTCTTTTGGTTTGTTAGGTATAAACTCTTTATATATTGTCCATTTTACTTTACCATATTGATGAAATAAAAAGTTTTCTGTTTGATCAGCATGAGCTGGAAAACTCTTTGATCCTTCTTTTGGAGATATATAAACGTTTACTTGACCTTTTTTAAAGTATCTTTCAAACTCAAATAATATATCTAATAAAGGTTTACTTTCATACTCTGCAAAAGGTATAACAAATGATTTACCTTCTTTCCATAAACCGTAGACCTGACCTCTTGTAAGCATAGGTTGATCTATTTTTTTATTTTTAACTTTATCTAAACACCATCTAGTATCGTTATCATCATAATTTAATATTTGAAGATGTTGTAGATTAGGGTATCTGTTTATGTATTTATTTAAATGACCCCAGTTAAATAAGTTTTTAAATTTATTTCTTCTTATTATTAAATGTTTTTTATTCCAATATTCTTTAAAAAATAAATCTACAGGTATTGGATCTAGTATTTCTTTTAATGTTATTATTTTATCCATCACAGCTTAAACAATTTGGATCCATAGCTTGTTGAGCAATATCGCCTCTAAGTACAGATTCGGTTCTCATGTAGTATAAAGTCTTTATACCTTTTTTATGTGCCTCTAAGTGTATTTTATTTATCCACTTAGGTTCTGCTTGCGCAGGAAATGCTAAGTTTAAACTTACAGCTTGATCTATATACTGTTGTCTAATACCAGCTTGATTAACTAATTCTAATTGATTAATCTCTTTAAATGTTTTGAATACGTCTTTGATTGGTATGTCGTGCTCTCCGCAGGTAATTTTGTCTAATGCTTTGATACCTTGTATAGAGCCTCCGTCTTCTAAAATTTGATCCCATATTTTTCTAGTGTTTAAGTTATGTTTTTCTAATACTTTTATAAGCGTAGGGTTTTTTCTGATGAAAGTTCCTTTTGCACTTTGGTCCGTAAAGACGTTAGCAGCCCAGGGCTCAATACCTGGCGAAACGTTTCCACTAAGTTTACTATTGCTAACAGTAGGAGCAATGGCACGCAAATGAGTATTACGCATACCAGTTCCAACACACCATAAAGGTTCTCCATAAGTTTCTGCCAACGCCATTGAAGCTCTTTCAGACTCAATTTTAATTTGGCTAAATATTCTTCTTGTTTCATATTGTGCTAATAATCCTTCGAAAGGTAATCCTTTTTGTTGTAAGTATGTATGCCAACCTAAAACACCTAAACCAAGTGCTCTACCTTTTTCAGCAGATCTTACAGCATTTTCAAATCCCCTTCTGTTTTTTGATTTTTGTATAAACTCTTCTAATACACCATCTAAAAACCATACGCTATCATATATTAAGTTTGAGTCTTTCCACTCATGATATTTAGCTAGATTTAAACTAGATAAACAACATACGAAGCTATGGTTTTCATCTGTGTGTAATACTATCTCTGAACATATGTTTGTCATAAACACTTTCAAAGCATTCTCCTTATACATACTAGGGTTTTGTTTATTAACATTACCTTTAAACATAATATAAGGCTCACCAGTTGCTTTACGTTTTTGTAATAACTTACTCCATCTACGTCTTGCAACTTTGTCACCGTCTCTAAGCTTACGCATAAACTTATCACCGATAACAGCACACTGATGTAAATTTAAAGACTGTCTATTAACATCACCTTTAGGTTCTCTTATTTCTAGCCAGTCCTCAAAATCAGCATGTTCTATATTTAAATTAACTGATGCAGCACCTCTTCTTACAGCACCTTGATTTGTAGCTAATATACTTGAATCATATATTTTACAAAAAGGTACAGTACCATCAGAAGTACCATTACCAGTTATTTTTGCTCCAGCAGGTCTTATTTGATTTATACCTATACCTACGCCACCACCGTGTTTAGCTAGCAGCATCATTTCTAGGTTTTTATTACCGATGTCTAAAATACTATCTGCAACATCGATACCAAAACAAGATATAGGTAAACCCCTTTCAGTACCTGTATTACTAAGTACAGGAGAAGCAAGACAAAGCCAACCTTTCCAGATGTATTCAAAAAACGTTTCCTCCATCTCCGGTTTTTGTAATCTTCTCGCAACCGTTGAAGCAACTCTTCTGTACGCTTGTTTGGGTGTTTCTCCATTATATAAATATCCTCCTTGTATTGTTTTCTTATATACTTCAGCGTCTGCCCACTCTGGGTAATCAACGCCTTTTTTCCATCTATTACTCCACATTATAAATTTCTAATTAAATGAGTTATCCAAGCTGTTAAACCATTAAGATTTAACACTACTAAATTCCATTGTTTTCTTGACGATACCTGTATTATTACACAGCAAAACCCTAATATATAAAACACAGGTTCTATCGTCCATTGTGCAGCTATCAAAAAGCCTGCACCCATATATCCTACACGAGATGCAAACTTTTGATAACTTGTTAATCTGTTTGTATATCTTAATAATTTTATTAATCTATACTTCCACTTTCTTTTTCTATTCATTACCATATATCCTCAAAATCATCACCTTCATTTGGCTTTGAATAATCTGTAGGTCGTATTGCAAAAAAGTCTGTATGAGTATGACCACCTGTTAAATGATCAAACCAAGCCATTTTGTCTATACATTTTTCATCATAAAAAGTAAAATCGTGTTGTTTATATTTCTTTGATGTATAACCTAGCTCAGCTAATTTATCACCAACTCTTTTCTTTATAAAATGCTTAAGATCATATTGAGTTATACCATCTATATCACCCTTTTCAAATATCTTACTAATATAAGTCATTTCAGCATTATGCATTGTTAAAGCTGCTTCAAATATATGAGGTTCACATTCAGCTTTTAATCCTGGTATTTGTGAACACATATGTCTAAATAATTGACAACCCATTTTACTATGCAATGATTCATCTCTTACAGACCATTTCATTTGTTGGCCGATACCTTTAAGTAAATTACGCATTTGAAAAGAATAAAGAACTGCAAAAGCACTATATAAAGATACTCCTTCTGCGAAAGCAGAAAAAACAGCCAATGACTTTCCAATACCGACGGGATCGTCGCCATCATATGCAACGAGATTGTCAAAACGAGCAGCCGTAGCTGGCTCATGCAAAAACGCTTCATAGTCTTCGAGTCCAAGTGTTTCATTTAAATAACTATAAGCTACAGCGTGTATTGTTTCTTGTGAGCCGAACATCATAGCCATTTGCTGTATCTCATGTTTTGGAAACCATGATACGACTTTCTGAGTCCAATAGTCAGATACTGCACACTCAGTTTGTGCAAAACCTAATAGTATATTACCTACTAAGTTTTTTTCTTCTGGTGTTAACTTTTCGTTCCAGTCTTTAACATCACCTGACATAGGTATTTCGGTATGTAACCAAAAAGCTTGAGCTTGTTTCAACCAACCCTCAGTATAATACTCAGGGTACTCAAAAGGTTTGTATGGTATACGAGGTGTAAATATAGGTGCTGCCATATTAATCAAGTTGTAAAGTTAAACAAATGTCAAATATAAACACGTAAAACACGTGATCTATTTTATTATTATCTACATCTGGATAGTTTCTATATCCAAATAAAAATCCTGTAAATAAGCCAAAGCTTAATTCCCAATTATTTTCCATCTTTTTCTTTTATTAATTGTACTGTCATATCACACTCTTTTTGATTTTGTGGTTTATAAAGAGTAAAAGGACCAAGTCTGTTTTCTGTCAATAGCTTTTTAAATAACTTCCATCTCATTGGAAAACTTTCATTAGCTCTACCTTTTGTTTCAATTATAAAACCTTTACCTATAAAATCAGGTGTGTATTTTATGTTCAGTATTTTTTTATTACCTCTATTTTTATAATCACCTTTACCGTTGCTACATCTTTCATAAGCTTCAAAAGGAAAATCAAAACCCTCTACTAGTTCAAAAGTTTGCCCTTCATAAAGAGCTTTGATCTTAGCCTTTTTTAAAGCTTGATACATGTATCTTTCGAGGCCCGAAGCAAACACAATACCATCATATGTTATTTTCTTTGATTGTACAGGTCCTCGTTTTTTCTTTTTATAATACTTCTTCATCATTAACTTCTATATCGTAATGCAAACCGTCATTGCCATTTTGGCCTATGATGTCCATACGTTTTAACATAGACTCCTCTATTTCATCTTGTAAACATCTTTTTGCAGCTTCGATATATAATAAAGCATCCATTAATTCTTCTTGTACATCAACAAGAAATCTATTTAGATCTTTTGTTTGACCTTCTATTTCTTGCATCATTGTAGCTCCATATTTCTTTTGACCTACCAAGCTACGTTCGTCCATCTTCCTTAGTACAGCTTGTACTATCTTATCTTCTGTTTTAATTTTCATCTTTTACAAATGTTCCGTTAACCATTTTACCTGTTCTTTTACTTATAACTTTGTATGCTGTTGCTATACATTGTTCGATCGTGTAACCTTCTAAATGCGCTAGGTTAGTTAATACAACTACCATATCACCAATAGAATCTATTATTTCTGGTTTATCGTTTTTAAGTAATGCTTTAGCTAGTTCACCAGCTTCTTCTTGAAGCTTAACATATTGTGTGTGTGAATTACCCTTGTCATATAATCCTCTGGTTTGAGCCCATTGTCTTATCTTTCCAAACACATCTTCATCGACAGGTTTGTCAGGGTTTTTTGTGAAGTTAGAAAGAGCTTTGTTGTACACATAGCTTCTTTCATTATTAAACATAGATGTTTTTACATTTAACATTATCCATTTTACAACCTCAGTTGTTAATTCAAAATTACCATGTTCTGTTTCCCATTTCATACCTATGTTATCCATAAGCTGTCCTTTTAATTTGTTTACAGGACAAGGAAAAGTTGTGGTTTGTTCAGTCACGTTTATTCTCATATTCTTTTTTCTTTTTAAATCTCTGTAAGGCACCATATCTACTTTGTAACCCCACTCTTGTTGTAATTGTATCTCTTTGCTAGATATATAATCTATATCATCAGAGCTATCTAATATGTCATATTCATCGGGTGAATATCCTTGTTGAACTGTGACCCGGTTATTAAGATCACAGGTAACGCCTATCTTTTTACCCGGAATATGATAAATATAATATGTCATAGTTTATCGTTATAAATATGCATATTGTGTGCATGATGATAATACCATCCGACGTCAATAGACAGTCTCTCTGCAATCATTTTTTGTAATGATGAAAATTGATATTGATCATTACAGAAACCGTACCAGATGTCATTAGAACGCATATACACAGACATACATAATGTATTATTAATTATTGTAAACTGTATCGCATAAGTACAGGGTGTATCTTTTCTGTATTTTTCGTACTCTTTACAGTCGTATATACTAATAGCAGCATGTCTTGTATTTGGATTATCTTTTAACTTAGCAACTACATAATCTATTTGATGATTACGTTGCCATTGATAACCATAATTACTATTTACATTACCATTGCTATCAGCCATTTTTTCCCATATAGGTGGAATCTTACCATATAGTTCTCCTAGCTTATTTATGTTAGGATCACCAGATAAGTACCATTGCCACTCAGCTTCTGCATATTCATGAGACCATTTTCTAAACTTGTTTTTAATATGATTGTCTAATGGGTTTTCTATTGTAAAACCTACATTAAACAAAGCTTTTGTATTATCAAAGTCTACACCCTCGGTTATAAGCTCATGCATTATACAATTAAATGCTTCGTTAGCGTTATTAAATTTAGTTCGCATATTTCTTATAATAATATAATTTATATTCAAATACCTTTTCCCATATTGTAGTCGGACCATAAGGTTCAGACGTACCTAATAATTTACGGTTAGGGTATTTACCTTTTTCTATATCTACAACCCATATTCTTTCGCCATATTTAATAGCTCTTGGAGTTATACATATATCGTTTTTGAGACACCACCTACTAGCATTCATCTCTTCTTCATTAGGCATGTAATGTCCCATGCCAAACTTTTTATTCCCACGGTAATGCGCTGCCGCCATTGTCTTCGTCTAATACATTAACTTGTGGTACAAAAGAACCAGATCTTGGTTCCCAAGTAAAAAACGATTCAGCACCGTTTTCACCTAGGTTTTGAAACTTAACTTTTAATACTTTTACTTTAGTATTTTTAGCTTCATAATCTCTATGTACTAACAAGCCATGATAACTAGCATCATACCATTCACCACCACCTTTGATGTTATACATTGTTGGCTCTTGTATCTTACCGTTTTGATCTCTTTGCATCTTTGTCGGATGTGCTACTATAAATGTTAAAACATCATACTTTTTACAAAAGGCTTCTATCTTTGATAGATAATCCATAGTATATCTATTTACATCATCTGACACTGCATTAATGTCTCTTACCTTATTAAAAGGATCTATAACTAAACACTTAATACCTTTACGTTTAACAAGCTCTGCACCCTTACGTAATACTGATTCTAGACTATATTTATCCATATCAATAAAGTAATAATTGTCGTTAACATGATCTGATACTTGTTTCCATTTACCACCACCTATGTCATGTCTAGATGGCATATCACCCCATGTTTTACGCATAAGCTTATGAGCGTGTAAATATATAGGCTGATTTTCAGGTGATGCAAAGGCTGTTTTCCAACCATACATCTTATTATAACCTACAACCATCTGATCAACAAAATCAGACTTACCGCTACTAGGTATACCAGTAACAGTAATGAACTGACCAGTGTATGTACTGAATACTTCGTCGAAATTTGGTAAACCAACTTGAAACCCTGGTTTAAAACCGTTTTTAACAAAGTCTTTAAGATCATTTTCTACATTTTTAAGTGTTGTTACATTTTCTAAAGGTACTTGCTGCGCGCTGTGTATAGCATTTTGAAGTTTGTCTTTGCCATGTTTAATTAAATACTCATTAGCATCTTTACAGTCTTCAAAATCTACTATATAACAGTTCTCAGCACCAAGTCTACGTATAAACTCTTGTTTTAACATTTGACCTGGCTCATCAGCATCTACTGCTAATATTATCTTAGTTTTATCTTCAAAGTAATCTATACAGTTATCAAGATAATCTAAGTTATTGTGATTTAACGTTGCGCCGTTAGGCACTGATACTACGTTAGGCACACCTGCCTCGTGTAATGATAAAGCATCTATTTCACCTTCAACTATTACACATGCTTCATGGTTAACTATACTGTTAATATTATAAAATACTTTTTCAGCGCCTTTATATAACTTAAAGTTTTTAGCACCATCTCTATATTTTATATTTATAAGTTTATTACCCATGAAGTAATTAAACTTAATTGTGTTCTCAGTTTTACCAGTTTGTGGCATAAACTCAGGACCCTCGGAGACGTTTAAATCTTCGAGAGTCTGCTGAGATATACACCTTGACT